CTTCGCTCTATAAAAGACTTTAAACACCCTGGAGCGACTCCAACTCGAGTAAAGGCTTGAATAAAGAGACACTAAACGCAAATAGATAAAAGGAGGTCAGACCTCACTGCTTAAACATATTAGATTTAGTGCTAGGCCAAGGATTTACTGACGCATTCCGAGTAAGGAATGCATGTTTCGATTCACATCATGAACTGTGTGTCGTTCTGTATCCTCTTCAGCTAAGCCCACATTACCGTCTAGCCCAAATAATTTGGTGGATGTATTGCGGACAGCTGCGGCCTTCATTTGCATATGCGCTTCACGTGCTTTCACCGGTGTTTTCGATGTTAGCTCGTAAAAATCAAATGCAAACCGGGCTAGACTCATATCGGTCAAGTTACGCTGCAAACCATAGCGTGGCATGTACGGAGAAGATTGGTTTCTAAGTTCGATGTATGCCTCTGCTAGGTTACTGAAGTGTGCCATAATTTGTCTGAAAGTGGGTTGTGCATTTTCTATTATAGGTTTTAATGGATACTCGACTTGCTCGTCTCCATCCATCATAACCCAAACACCATTGATATTTGGTGATGTGCCATTCTCAACACACCACACCATCAACCCATTCAGGATTATAGACATTTGTTCGTCTGTAGCTTCATACTCTGATTTCACTGCTGCGTACCACCGATCGAACTGTTGATGCGTTGCTCGTGTATTGGATAAATCATATTGTTCTGGTTTGTAATCCAATAAATGCTCTAAATTGACAACAATTCGTCCTTTGCTTTTGGGTATCTGCATCTTCTTTGTTAACCTCTTTAGGCGTGGAATATTGAACGTACCATTTGTACCTGCGTTAACGTCTCTCTCGATCTCATTATTGCCCGAGGTATCGACAATACTTGATGATGCGTTCCCTTTTGGTTGTGGGGTTGGTGGACTTGTCTGCAAGACTGCATTCGCCTGCTTCTTATCCTTTTGATTGTTCTCACTTTGGTTTCCTGCATTCACTTCCTTATCCCCTTGGAGATGAATTTCCTCATATTTCATGCCATCCGTTTGGTCGATCATTTCTCGCAAATACTCGAGTAATTCATCATTGGTAGCTTCCACACATGTGTACAATCGTCTCAAGGCTGTTTCGGCTATATATGGTGCTTTGCCATTCTCAGCTAATTGTTTGTATGGCGCTTGTTCAAGTGTCCAGGCGTAAAATTCACGGATTTCATCAACCAGTTGCGGATACCCCCATGCCTCAATCATTGATGCACAAATTGCTTCAAGTCTGTGGGTTGGTTCAGCTGATCGATCCCATTCTAAAATGGATACTATACGCTCTTCCTCAAGTTTTGGAATGTAGATGCCATCAACCTTTATAGCTTTGTGTGACATAAACCATAAGTCCTCCTTTTGTTTCGTTCGACTATCAAACTCATATTTGAGACCCAATGCAACAAATGCTTCTTGAAATTCGTCTAACTTTGCCTCATAATCAGGGTGAATTGCTATCAAAAGATCGTCTCCATTGACAAAGAATACACACTTATCAAGTGGGACCAATGCCTTTTCCATTGTATAGTACATTGCAAGGATGACCATGAGAGTGTTATCAACAACCGTTGATGGTTGCCCGCTATTGTTGCCTTTGTGTTTCTTTATTACAGTACCATCTGGCGTTGAGATTGGCGTGTAGACAATTTCCGTATAAAGATTTGCGAGCATTTGTTCACCTACGTCCCATTGTTCCATGAACTCTAATCGGAGCTTGAGGATTGCATTTATGAGGAATGGTGAAAGAGAACTGTCAAATTGGCTCCCATCGGCATCACAGTAGACCCAACCTTCTGGTAGTTTCTCCATTAACGTGTTCCAACCCATGTAGAATTTCGTCATTCCAACTGTCCAAGGTGCGTTCAAATTGAGTGAATAAAATTGATTGTTGAAATCGTCCACACAGACTTTTGCGGCTAATAGTGTATCTATTGGAGCGGCTGTGAACGTTCTTGTTTTGTTTTGTTCGACTTTCTCAAGTGGCCGCAACTCTGCTTTGAGTGAGCCATTCCAAACGCCCTTTCTGCCCATGTATAAACGCTTGCAGCTTTCTCTTAGATATGTTTCCATCTGCTCTGCGCTTGCATCTAGAAAGAAATCTCGCTTCTTCCCTTTATACAACGCACCCACCGCTGATTTCATATTCAATGACGCAAATATATCTACCTCATCCGTCACGTAAACATTCTTTTCAAAACCCTTTGATTTGAGCATTTGTACCAAAGTTGCAAAAGCTTCGTTGAATATTGCTATGTCGACGTCACCAATAGCTATTGGTGTGCTATACTTCATGATGTCCTTGATGTATGCTTCCCTATTCAACCGGCTTGGCTTGTAAGCTCCCATGAGTGGTGTGAAATACTCTTTTGCTTGTGGATGTGTTGATAGATATAAATCAAACAATGGACATTTTCCTTTCACAACATGCTTTGTTACGAGTTGACTCGGACAACTTGCAACTGGTCGCAGGTTTCCATTTAAAGCATTAAGCATCCATTTTGACTCCACTGCTTGCACTTTAATGCCTTCTGTGTCTAAAGCGGATACTACTTTAGCTGTTATGAAGGGCTCACTAGGAGCATCGTTGACAACGCTCAAGCCACCCCAACACACAGCATCTATGTTGTACTTCCAACCGCTAACCCATTCATTAGCTTCCTTCCCATTGAGTAGATTTTGAAAATCTTTAGGGATGCTAGTGAAAAAGTTACTAGTCATTGGATTTTCACCGCAATGTGAGCCTATGATATATCCGTCACGTATACTCACAATTGGGGCCCCACAATGTCCATCCTTTGTTGAGATCCAATGTCGCCATATTGGTGAATCTTCACGTTGTACGACACAGCTTGACTCAGAAACCATACTGGATAAGTGCTTTTCTTGGAAATTTGTCACCACAAGAACCGCCTTCTCTTCAGATGTCGGTTCACGGAATTTTAATTTCGACGGGAATGGTGGACAGTCTTTTGGAAGTCGTATGAGGAGCATGTCGCGCCCTGGTACTAAAGATAACTTCAGTGAGGCACTATTCTTACAAATATATTCACCATGGTGGGATGTGATTAACAATCGTCCATTGTTCTCCCTAAAAAGATGTTTATTAGTTATGATGTAACAACCATACCCAATTCCATACATTGTAGTACTGGAAGATCCTGAATCATTCGTGACTCGGCACACCATAGATGAGATCGCATTATAGTCTCGTACTCCACGCGACAACGAGACTCCTTCCAGTTTAATCTCTTCCTCAAGCTTCGGGACATCGCCAATATCGATCACACGTGCTGGCCCAGTCTGTCGTAACTCATTTTCGCGCTCTGGGAAGCCCATTATCGTTGTTGTTTTATCTGATGCTCGCATAGATCGGTGCGGGGTTAAGTCCACTAGAAGGGCTTTCTTCGTTGCGTCGTTCACATAGTATGCTCTAATCCCTGGCTTGTGCACAATCAGTTGTGCCTCTAACTCCCCATCAGCGATAGATTCCTGGCGGGCCTTCCCAATCGCCTCTTGAACTAATCCGATATCCGCGTACACCGATTCGTCCATTGTTGCACCCGTCAAAGGGTCCACAAATCGAACGAAACTATAGTCCGTAGGATCGTATCCGTACATATTAACAAAGCGACGATTTTTGTGACCCATTCCACGCACGGTGCCTTTCTTCTTCCCTTTGTTGTTGTAAGCTGATCCAAAATAATGTTCAATTGAGTCCGGATCAGCACTCACTTCGTAGTGGACTCTGGAATCGCGCTCCTGTCGCATTTTAAGTTTGTGCTTCTGATTCTTCCTCCCTTGTAAAGCGATTTCTTCTGACATCGAGCTTCGAAAACAGGACCATAGCATGCAAACACCGCCCACTGCAACGGCACCACTTAGTAGCAAATCTTTCGCCAGCATTGTGTAGTTCCAATGTCCTTCTAGCTTGAGGCATCTTGACACTTCACGCTTCGATTGCAAACCAATCACTTCCATATATCCATAATCTTTGAGCAATTCCTCAACACTCTTGTCCGAAGTTAGGTTTGCAAATTCAAGGATTTGGTTCTTGGCTCTTTCTAAGATTTCTATGTTCGCTGCCGTGTGCTTTGATGAATACCGCGCTCTAAGTGCTCCCATAATGCTGTCTAGCGAAAATGTGCGATAATCGCAAGAGTTGCTAAGAGCCGCTTCGCAATGTGCTTTCTTCTTCATCTCATTTGCGATTAGTTGCTCAATGATGTTTAGGGAGCGCCCTATGGAATGAATGTCGGTTTGCAGTGTGTAAGCTATTTTCGCTGTCTGCATACTTGTGAGCCTGCCAACTCCAGCATCGTGCTTGTGTCGCACGACTGCCTCCCATATATCCATATGAACTCGTTCTGGAATATCTTTAATCATGAAGGCGATGCGCATGTTCTCGAGACTATTCCTATAACCACGCCGTGCGTACTCTTCTGCAGTTAGCCATTGTGACACTGAGGCGTTCGGAATCGCAAGCTTGTTTAGAATGGTTTCACTGTCATGGAGTTTGTACTTGCTTAAGATAGTGTGTATAGCTGGATGCATCGTACCATCTCCTCTCACAAATTGGATCGTGTAGAATATTGACAGTTCAAATTGTGACATTGTTTTTGCTTGCCTAACTGTACACTTTTCGAGGTTTGATAATGAAACGCTTTGTGTCGTGACTGGCAAATTGTACATGAAGCAGAAAAATGCTGCCTCTGTTGCGATCATTTCTGGAATTTGAGGCAGGTCCTTTGTTGTAGTTCCAATGCGCAGTGCAAAACCTTGTTTATGGCGCCCGACTCTCCCAAGCCTTTGGATTCTCTCCCCATAACTGACATTCGTTTTGACATATGAAACGGCTCTGTTATCAATGTCTAGCACAGGCATCACTTTGACTCCAAAATCAACCACACAGTCTATATCCAGAGTAACACCATTCTCAATAATATTGGTGGCAACTATAAAATGCTTGACTTTACTGTTGCCATAGGTTTGGATCTCGGTGTTATTGTCTTTCATAGTTCGACCATCAATTTTTGTTACCTTGTGTTTGTTATCAGTTAGCATTTTCGACAACGTATCCACTTCATTGTAACTCGCCACATACACAAGAATGTTGTCTCCATGTTGTATGACATCGGAATTTGACCCAGTACCTTGTGCACGCACGAATTCAGCAAAACTGAGGTTATCTTCAACCTTTAAGTGGACTGGGAACTGTGTTGTGAATTCAACTTCCCTACCTGGTGGGGTTGCTGAGACCTTTAAAACCTTGCCATCAAAACTGTATTCGTGGAGTAAGTTTCGCATTGCGATAGCTGATGCATCACTAACGTGGCACTCATCAAACATAACAACACCATAGTTATGCAGGTCTTGTATGTTGTGTGCGAAATAGTGTAAGGCAAATCCTGTGGTCATTATTGTTATTGGTGTTGACCCAAATGTCGATTTGCCGCGCATTCTGAGTGTTGGTTTCAGGAAAAAGGGATCGCTCTGCAATTGCTTATGTACATTATTTGCAAGGGGTCGTGTGGGTTCAAGAACTAAAACTGCGGCTTTCTTGCTCAAATGATACGGTAATCCTGTTGATTTACCAGAACCAACAGCTCCCCTAATCAGGAAGTCACAATCGGTCGAGTGCATAACTTCATTTGCAACTTGGGCTGCTGTTGACCGAGTAAACTCCTTGAAAACACCCTCAGTTCGGTAGTGTGGTTTCGTGTTATTTCGTGCCAGTTGGTTATCCCACCATGTTCGAAATGTCGTGTTTGTCAAAGGAGTGTTGAGTGCTTCGTCCGTATCAATCTCGATGTCGATCGTTAAGTTCTTGTCTTCAAGTCCTGGGATAGTATCATCCAGACTTTGGAGATGGATACTTTCCTTATTGGTGCTCGATATAATGCCTTTAAACTTATTTAGAATTTTATACAGCCCATCACTTCGCTCCGTGTCGAATGCCATCATAATCAACGTTGCGTACGCTATTATCTTTTCGAGTCGCACCATGTCTGTTTTGCTCTGTTGAAGCTTCACTTCCTCGGCCTTTCGTTCCATGTGTATGTACTCATGAAGTTCGGGATCGACTTTCTTGAGATATTCGACGAAGTCTTTGTGGGTCTTTCCCTCTCCTTCAGTGACATAATATAGATCCATCCTACGCTCGATTCTCTCATTGATTAATTTCTTGTGGTACTCTATTAGCTTCATCTTATCTTCCCTCCTCTGTTGTATTACTGTTTGGATACTAACATATATTGAAACCAAAATTGAGAAAACACACATGATATTTATAAGATGCAAGAAATCTGGGATCATGTGTCGTATTCCATTGATCATCGTTGTAGCCATCCTTCCCTTGATCTCTTGACATCTTCGTTTAAATCCAGCGTGAATGCTTGAGACCATACCGACCACTCGTTGCTTCCTGCGCGTTAGTAATCCTCTTATGGAGGTACTGTATGTTGCGTTCGATTCGACCTCTATTTTTGGTTTTAAATCCGTGTTCGAATTTCGTGAGAAGCGCAACAATGATTTGGTGAAGACAAATTTTTCCCACAATGTGAGCTCGCGCCATGAGGCCTCCAAATGGCTTTCCCAGTTTTTTTCTAATAAACTGTATGTTGCTGCTGATGTTGTTCGGAAGCCTGATGCATGTAGTGACTCATCCATTTGATATTGTGCTGCCTTCACTGTGAGATAATGAATTGCCACGATGTAACTCTGGTTGACGTGCACACCATCAAGAATTGTGTTCAATAACTCTTCTGAATATTGACTGATCAATATCATTTGTAATTGAACCGACTCAGCCAGCGAAACTTTCTTCGCCAAAGTTGCTAGTGTTGCCGCCATACTTGTTAGACTCTGATCACGTGTAATCCATGTTTGGATGGCCCTTTCATACGCTCCACTATTGTTCAGTGCTAAAATAACTCGTGGCGAAACGATTGAGAGGATCAGCATATACGGCTCTTCTTCAATTATCGCTTGCATTAGCCTTGGCTTGAAGATTGATTTAATCAGCCTTTGCAGCATTGAGTTTTCATTCTGACTACTTGGTTCACCTCCAACAGCATAGTGCTTCATCTCGCTTTCTAAATCCCCATTCGCGAATTCAGCCAATTGCGTAGCCGTTCCTGCTTTCAAGATGTGATAACCCGTACTCAATGATCCATACGAATCTAGCACATGCATTGTCTTTGTCTTGTGATCGACTAGTATCCGAGGGATTTCTGCATTATAGACGTTAGGATACAACACAATAAGCATCCTGCACGCTGTTGCTACGTCCATCATCGAGGGCCATGTGCCAAGTTTCTCAACCAATATGTCACGCACAAATTTGGTGAAGCTTTTAGCATCTCCCTCATTTACATTCACTAACATTGCGAGGAATATGTTGAGATAACAATATCCATCCTTTGCAATGTACATTTTCTCACCAAGGTCAGATGGCAAATCGATGAATTTTGAGTCCCCTGTATTACCTACTACAAGGTGTCGCTTCGTTGGGAGCTTGAGGTCTGACAACAGTGGCTTTCCATCGTCAAGTGTGACACAACAGCACGGATACATGTAATTATCGTTTCGTGTGCTTATGCACATCTTGCTGATGCCTTCGGGGCCAATGCATTCACCCGTCAACTTGCTACGTAGGATCTCAAAATTAGTGGACATTATCAAGTTTCCTATGGCAAGTTTGCGTGTGCAATTCGGGCTTCTCCGCACTACATATTTATCGTACCCTTGATCTGGGTCGATTTCTTCAAAGAAATTAGAGAAAAATCTTTTTGCATGATATCCCCGTTCACCCCACATGAAATTGCCATTTTTATCCAATTGGTTGTCGCACAAGAGCGTTGCGTTCAGAAAAGCTTTTGCTGAAATCTTATTGCGAAATGTTTGAAGCTCTCCCACCTTGATGTTTTCAGTGCGGTTTTTAAGAAATCGCGCAACCTCCACTAAATTGTCTGCTGCCGCTCCGATATCGCTCGCACTAAGCTTCGTCCCTCTCAAGAGAATTTCATTCACTCTATTGACATGAGTGAATGGTGCCTGTGTTCTACCTCCAATCAACCTTTGTATTTCTGTGAAAGCATTAATGTTCGGATTGAAAGGCTGTCTTGATTCTTCAAATTGACTGAGACGTTTGATTACGTGTGTGAATCGTGGATGGTCGCGTCTAAGGTGATCCAAAGCGTTGGCGATTCGCTTTGATTCACGCGAGTCAGTGGCCTCGTCTAGCTGCTTATCGAATAACAAGAAGCATTTTTCACAAGTGATTTTACCACTTGGAAACAACGCCTGAATCACAATACCTGCTACTGCTCCACACTCTGCAACAGTTACATCTCGTTGACATGTATGACCAATGTTGTTCTCCTTGAATTGTTGAAATGTTTTGCTCAATGCCAAGAAGAACTCTTGAGAGATATCTTTGTCACTATAGTGTGTCATACGATGTACAACACTATGACTAAACTTGGAGCGTGCCTCTAGAAGCTCACCATCACACCTCCCTCGAACTATGAACATACCATCCCGCTGTCTTGATACTTTTCCTCTGAGGATTTTGTGGTTTAAGACGAGTCCACTAGACCCAGGCTGTAAATTATCGACTTTAATCGAATGTGTTTTGCTAGTTGCACATGCCATAAGTTGTAGTATGTGTGTCGCATATGCTCCTAGCTTGCAATCGACCCTATGCATTTTTCCATCATGATGTTTCAGGTGAACAAACGTGTGCATTCTATGCTCAAATCGTTTGAATTTAAATACTCGATTGTGACTCTTCTTCTTTCCAATAACCTGAAATTCCATTTCCTTGTGTTTTGTTACTTTAAATAGAGCCTTGACTAAGTGGTCTACTGATTGTGTGCTCAAACACAGCTTATTTGGTGGTGACTTTCGTGCCTTCTTGCGATAGATGAGTGGTGGCCACATTCTGGTTTCTTCGAGCGTAGATGGTCGAACACCACCGGCAATTGTGGTGGTTATAGTTGTGACTAATGATGGTTGTTCATCCATCCAACTACACTGTTCAATCTTATTAAAAACTCGAAAGGATGACCCAGCTAGCTTGGTGTGTTCAGGCACTTTGAGTCCAACACTCAGTCTCTGGCTGTTATCTTGTTGCTTATTTTCCTTGTGCACAGCACTACTATTAGCAACTCCAGTCTCAGTCCTTCCTTCATGCGATTCTGTAACTTGCGCGAACTCAACCTTCGCAATGGTTTTGGCCGCAGCCATTGCCTCAGCAAAGTTGAGTGAGCCAAATTGGATGGATGTTATTGGTACAGGTGGTGCCGCAGTTTCATGCTTCCTGTTCTTAGCCCATTCCATCATTTCATCATATTCTTGTTCGATGAGCTTATTCTCATATGCTGCTCTTTCGCAGCTATGTTCCTCCTGGTATTGCTCAACTGTTGAGAACGTGTGTTCACAAGTTGGACACTGGTAAACATCATCCTCCCAGTCGTAGATCAAGCCTCTGTTGGCTGCTGCATTCTGGCGGGACCATATCATTTTGTTTGCTGTGATATTTCGGATCTTGCATTCGGTTCTGAATTCTGAGTAGTTCAATGCGATTGTAGACATTGTGAATTGAGATAAGGATTTAAACGAAAATAATTGCTTGTAAAAACTTGAAAATTTTGATTCGCTTGGTTGTGTTTTTATGTGTTTT